AGCAAATCGGCAGCTTCACCGCGTTCGTGTTCGCCAAGACCTGGCCGGCCGGGACCGACGATCAAGTCGTGCGGAAAGACTTATACGGGTTCTGGGAGTATTTCCGCCCGGATTACGCGATTGGCGACGCCTTCGGGGTCGGAATGCTGGCCCCGCTCAACGATGACCTGTACGACAACGGCTTGGTGGGCATCGACCGGCGCGCGGTCGGCGATGGCCGCAGCACGGCCAGCACCTGGCACGAATGGCCGTTCGCGCCGTTGCGGTTCGAGGGGATGACCAAGCACAGCATGGCCATGTCGTTGCAGTCGATTTTTCACAACGACCAGGCCGCGATTCCATACCTGAGCGACTTCAATCTGGCTGACCAGGAAACGATGGACCTGCGCTTGCTGATTCGCCAACTCGGCAACATCAAGCCCGTGCCTACCAAGGCCAGTTATGCCAGCTACAAAATGGCCGACCCGAAAATAGGCGACGACCTGTTCGATGCGTCCATGGCGGCGGTTTGGGCGCTGGTGACGCGCGGTGCGGCGGAAGCGCCGGCCGCGATTCTGGGGATTACCAAGACGCGGGAACAGTTATTGGATGCACGCGCATGAGCAAAGAAGCCGATGACCGATAAATCTTGCTGTCACTGTAAGTATTATCAGCGTAAACAGTCAGGCCCGCATGAATGGATTGCGTGGTGCGCGCTCCAGCAAACTGATTTCCTGAACGCCGACCTTTGCGGGTTTTACTGGCCCGGTTCGATCATTCCCGATAATGAGGGCGAACGGTGGCCCTTTCGTGCGGAGTCCACGTCATGAGCATGCTATCTCGCTTGCGCGAATTGCTTCCAGCCCTGTCAGGCCCGAGGGGTCGTACAGAAATCGGCCGCCGGCCCACGGAAGAAAACCGCATCCGCTATCTCTATCAGCAGATGCAGCCCAACATTGCGCTGCGCGCGACCATCCTGGATATTCGGCGGATGGATCGATTGGACGCCCGAGTGAAGCGCGTCCATACCCGCATGGCCCGGACCGCCACCAAGGGCGGTCTACGGCTCGAATGGAACGCGGCGGAAAACGCCCGCGTGCGGCGGATGTGGGAGGCGTTCGAGCGGCGGCTGGGGTTGGACCGGCAAGCCAAGATCGAAAGCGACTGTAGATGCCTCGTGATGGAGGGGAATCTACCCATGCAGTGGGTCGTGTCCGATGCCGGGCAAGTGGTGGCCGGGGTGCGGATGCCGACGGAAACCTTGATGCCGCTGGTCGACGGGACCGGGCGATTCCGCGACCCGACCGCCGCCTATGCCCAGTACGATTTGACCGAGGGGCGGCAAATTGCCGTGTTCCCGCTCTGGCAGTTGACCTTGGAGCGCCTGGACCCGGATAGCATCGACGATTACGGCGCGCTCGGTCGGCCGTATCTGGACGCCAGCCGCACGGTCTGGCGGCAGTTGCGAATGACCGAGGAGGACCTGGTGATTCGCCGCCGGCAACGTGCCCCGCTGCGGTTTTCCCATATCCTGGAAGGGGCCAGCAAGCCGGAACTGGAAGCCTATAAATCCGAGGTCGAGTTCCGCCAGCGGCAAGATGCCATCTGCACGGACTTTTTCTCCAACAAAAAAGGCGGCGTTTCCGCCCTGCAAGGCGATGCCAATCTGGAACAAGTCGCTGACGTGGTCCATCTGCTCGATACTTTCTTCGCCGGCGCTCCCGCGCCCCGCGGGCTGTTTGGCTATGCCGATGGTCTCTCCCGCGACATCCTGGAGGACCTGAAGCGGGATTACTACGAGGAAATCGACGCCTTGCAAGACACGGTGTCGTGGGTGTATGAACAGGGCTTCCGGCTGGAGCTGCTGCTGGCAGGCATCAACCCGGACGCCTACTCGTTCTACATCGATTTCGTCGAGCGCAGAACTGAAACCCCAAACCAGGCCGCCGACCGGGCGCTAAAATACCAGGCGTTGGGCGTGCCCGCGCCGTTGTGTTGGGACACGGCGGGGCTGGACAAGACCGTGGTGCAAGCGGCGGTGGCCGCCCAGGCCGAGGAGATGGACCCGTATCCCGCCGCGCCCGACCGTCAATCCGGAGCGCCGACGGTCAAGATTACCCCTGGTAACGCGCCCAAGGGCGAGAGTGCCACCACGATAAATAATCGGAGATCGATATGAATCAAGCAGAACTAAATGAGAAAAAAGAACAATTCAAAGCATTGGTTAATGCTTTGCAAGATTTGTCAGCCGCTATGCACAATGTGCATTTAGAATCGGCGCGTGCAGGCGCACGAATCGAAGATTTTATTTCAGCGCTAAACGCTCTTCCAAATGAAGATAAAGAGGATGGATAACGCAAAAGTCAGCGGCGCCGGCACGGCGTCCGCTGGACTGCCGGGTTAGAGCGCAAGAGGACTATGCGATGAGGGTTGAGCAGATAGGAAACGCCACGCTGTACCACGGCGACTGCATGGATGTGCTGCAACATCTGGACGTGACGGTGGACGCGCTGATAACCGACCCGCCCTACAGCAGCGGAGGAATGGTGCGCGGCGACCGCACAAACCAGACAACGGCTGAAAAGTACGTGCAGAGCGGAAGCGCGCAGGATGCAGAGCAAAACGTTGAATTCAGCGGCGACAACCGCGACGCGCGAAGCTGGGGTTTTTGGGTTTCGTGCTGGCTCACGCTGGTGCACGAACGGATGAAGCCAGGCGGATACGCGCTTTGCTTCACAGACTGGCGACAACTGCCGATGCTGACCGATGCCTTCCAAGCGGGCGGGTTTGTGTGGCGCGGGTTGGTGCCGTGGGACAAGACCGAGAGCAGCCGCGCGCCACACACGGGCTACTTTCGGCACCAGTGCGAATACCTCGTGTGGGGCAGCAACGGCCCACTGGCGGCCAGCAAGCACGGCGGCCCGTGGCCTGGCCTTGTGCGCGAGCGGGTAGATCACCGGGCGAAGCTGCACATGACCGGGAAGCCCGTGCAGTTGATGGGTGAGCTGGTGAAGTGCGTAACGCCTGGCGGGTTGATTCTCGATCCGTTCATGGGCTCGGCAAGCACCGGGGTGGCAGCTTTGCAACTCGGGTACAGGTTCATCGGGATCGAGAAGACCGAGCACTATTTTGACGTAGCTTGTCGGCGGCTGGAGCGCGAGACAAGCGGCGGATTGTTTCATCAAGCGGCGGAGGCTCAGCATGGCATTGCGCTCTAACAAATAAAGATTGATTTAGAAAAACGCTATGACAAAAGAGGAACGCGCCAAGGCCGCCGCCCTGTTCATGCACGTCCGCGTGCCGGACCATGCGTGGGGCGCGAACCTGATCAAGAACCTGAACTGGCGGTTGCGGAATAACCCCCATGCGCCGTTGACGCCCAAAGAGAAATACCTGTTGGACCTGGCGATCTGGCACTACCGCAACAAGTTGGGCGGAATCGTGACGTTCGAGTTGCCGACCCGCGAACCGGTCGCCGCTGACTATTACCCCAGCCAGGAATCGCGACCGCAGGTGGCATTGCTATGAGCGCGGTTCGTGAGGCCATCGCCAAGGCCGGCGCCGAAGCGCGGGAGAAAATGGCCCTGCTCGACCAGGAAACGGTTGACCGGTTGCTGGCGCTGTACAGCGACGCCGCGCGCGAACTCGAAACGGCGCTGGCGCCGTATCTGGACGCGACGGGAACCCTACGGCTGGAAGTGATTCGGGAATACCTGGCGCAAACGCGGGGCATTCTGGCGGCGCTGATCGACCGGCAACGGGAGCTGCTGGCGGAAGCCTTGGTATCCGCCGCGTATCTGTCCGCCGGCGTCTTCGCCCAGACGCCCGCCATTCGCAGTCTGCTGGCCGAGGCCGCCGTCCGCTTCGTCGAGCGATTCATCGCCGCCGATGGCTTGAAGCTCTCCGACCGGCTCTGGCGCATCGACCGGGGCGCGACGCAGGCGATTGCCGATGCGCTGCGGCGGGCCGTGGCCATGGGCCGCGACGCCAGCGCCGCCGCCGCTGATTTCCTGGCGCGCGGCGAGGCGGTTCCGCCCGACGTGCGGGCGCGGCTGGGCCTGGACGGGAAAGAGGCGGTGGGGCGCGCGGTCCGGCAGGCGTTGACCGTCGATCCCAACAACGCCTACAGCCAGGCGCTGCGGGTGTTCCGCACTGAGCTGAACCGGGCGCATGGGCAGGCGTATCAGTCCGGCGCTGGGGCGCATCCCGACGTGGTCGGCATGAAGTACAATCTGTCGCCGAATCATCCCCGCGTGGACATCTGCGACGTGCACGCCCACGCGAATCTGTACGGGCTAGGCCCGGGCGTGTACCCCGTGGGGCAAGCGCCCTGGCCGGCGCATCCCAACACCATGAGCTACCTCACGGCGGTGTTCCGCGACGAGGTGAGCGACGCCGACCGGGCCGGCCAGCAAAATCCCCTGGCCTATCTCCGCGATCTGCCGGCGGATCGGCAGGACCAGATTTTGGGCCAGGCCAAAGGTCAGGCGCTCCGGGCCGGCGTGCTGGACGCGGCGGACCTCGAAACCCCATGGAAGTATTTGAAGGATCGGTATGAACAACGCGGTTATGAATTTGGCTGAACCCCAGACCCTGCTGGGGGATTGGCATCGCGATCCCGAAGGGCGCGTGGTGGCGGTGATCTGCGAGTGCGGCAATCCGATG